GACAGTTCAATGCTAATGGATATAAACCAGCTACTGCTCCAGCGTTTAGTGCTTATCCAACAGCTCAACAAACTCTATCTTCTGCTGTTGCAACAGTAGTTGTTTTAGATGCAGAAGAATTTGATACAACAAGTCGCTTTAATAATACAGGCAGCACAGTAAATGGAATACCAGCATATTCTTTTATGCCTAATGTTGCTGGGTATTATATGTTTTCAACAACAGTAAGTAATGAAGTTTCTGTAAGTTCATCTAGATTTATTGTTTTGATTAACAAAAATGGTGTAGCAAATAGAGCTTTTGATTATCAAAATACTGGTACTTTTAATGCACCAGGAACAATCTTATATTATTTAAATGGGTCAACTGATTATGTTAATTTATCAGCATATGTTGCTGCAACAACAGCAAAATTAAATAGTCCATTTAGTCAAACTAGATTTCAAGGGTTTCTAATACAACAAGCTTAAGGAAATAAAATGACACTTTACGAAAAAATTAAAACACTTTACCCAAGTTTAACAGAAGAAGACTTTGTACCAACTACAGGCACAATCATGCTTCAGAATGACAGCGATGGTAATGGTGACTATATCAAAGAATGGAATCACCCTACATTAGCTAAGCCTACACAGGAACAATTAGACGGAGTTCAGTAATGACTATTAGTATAAAACCCACAGCATCTGGTTCAACGATAGAACAAGACGGAAGTACCATACTTACTGTTGACGGCAGTGATAATGTAACGGTAGCTAATGACTTAACAGTATCTGGAACTATTAGCGGAACAGGCACAAGCCAATGGACAACTTCAGGTTCTAATATATCTTATACTACTGGTAATGTAGGTATTGGTACTAGTAGTCCTGTTTCTAGGTTACACATTTCTGCAAGTACAAACGCATCAAGAACAATAACGATAGAAGACCCTGGATCTGGTGCTACAAGTGAAATAATGAGCACTGCATCTGGCGGTCTACCTAGTCTTGCATTTAAAACTGCAGGCACAGAACGCATGCGTATAGACTCTAGTGGACGAGTTCTTATTGGTGGAACTAGCTGGGTAGGTGGTGGTTCTACAGATTCTGGATTGCAAATTGACATGAACACTTCAACAGATGCGACATTTGGATTAATTGTTCGCAATGGCAGCAATGTTGAAAGTTTTATTCATAAAATGAATGGCTCAACATATAACACTACTGGTACTTTTGGCAGTATATCTGACAGACGATTTAAAGAAAACATTGTTGATGCTACATCTAAATTAGAAGAAGTAAAACAGTTACAAGTTCGCAACTTTAATTTAATTGGTGAAGAAGAAAAGTATCTAGGTTTCATAGCACAAGAGATTGAACAAGTTTTTCCAAATATAGTGGACACTCAAGCTGAAAGAACTCACGAAGAAACAGACGATGATGGCAATGTGACTACTGTAACAACTCCTGAAAAGAAGTTGGTAAAAACTACAGTTTTAATTCCTATTCTTACTAAAGCACTACAAGAAGCTATTACCAAGATAGAAGATTTAGAAACAAGAATACAAGCATTAGAAAGTAACTAATGTTTGGCTTTCAATCATTCTCGGAAGCTCCTTATAGTACCGCAGGTGGAGCAGTTGCCAAGCTAGGCTCTGCATCTATCACAGGTGTAGGCACAGTTGTAGCTAACTCTACAAGAGTAAGAAGCTCATCAGGATCTATATCCGCTATAGCTACGCTAACAGCTGACAGCATTAGAATACGTCTTGGATCAGGAGATATTACCGCTACAGCATTAGTGTCAGCATTAGGTGGTTTAGTTAACGATGCTAACGGATCTATCACTGGAAGAGCTACCGTTACTTCTAATGCAGTTTATATAGCATTTGGTGAAGGCGACATAAGTGGTGCTGCAACGCTTACAGTGGCTCTCTCAGGCTCTATCATATACTCTAATGCAAGTATTGCTGCTGAAGCTACATTAACCGCAGACGGCTTTAAAATAACTTTTGGTGATGCAAGCGTTACTTGGACAGCAGAGTTAACCGCTCTTGGTGGATTGGTTGCAAATGGTCATGCAAGTGTAGAAGGCATAGCAACAATAACTGCCTTCTCAAGCGTAACAAGATTTGCTGATGCTTCCATTACCGCAACAAATACCGTAACCGCAAAAGGATACATACTTGGTGAGGAGTGGAGTGATGTAACGTATGACACAGAGGCATGGACTACTACCGTTCCTGGAAGTAGTGTTTGGACAGATTCAACAGTAGGTGATAACGATTGGAAACGAAAAGGATAAAACATGGCAAAAACTAAAATATCAGAATACGATTCAAATGCTTCAGGGAATACCGATATTAACGGTATTAACATAAATGAAGGATGTCCCCCCAGTACGATCAATAACTCAATTAGAGAGTTGATGTCGGCATTAAAAAATATGATTACAGGTGCTGATGGCGATAGTATGGTTGTAGGAAGCAATCTTACCGTAAACGGCACAACCGTATTAACTGGTAATGCTACTGCTCCTACGCAAATAGCTACCGATAACTCTACAAAAATAGCAACAACAGCTTATGTACAAGCAAAGACTGGAGCATTGGGCACAATGTCAGCACAAAACGCTAACGCTGTAGCTATAACAGGTGGAACAATAACAGGTGCTACTGTTGGCGGTGTAACTATTGGTACTAACGCAGGTGGAGTAAGAACGGTATCTACCAGTTCACCTACAGGTGGATCTAATGGCGATATTTGGTATATTGTTTAATCATGAGTATATACGTCAAAGATGATGGTACTTATAAAAAGTCTAACTTTATCCACATCAATCAGGGTGGAACTTGGTCTGAAGTAAAGGCAGTATTTGTTAATGATGGCGGTGTATGGAAAGAAGCGTATGTTGTAGAGGTTAATGTTAGCCTAACTGGGTTAGTACAAGACTTTAATTTGTGGAATCAAGTAGTATCACAGATAGGCACAAAGACTTACAAGGTCATTGCTAACGTCACTATGGCTACTGGAACTAACATTGTATCTACATCTAACACATCCCCTGCTTTTAATGTAGGGTCTTTCCCAGCCAATAGTATTATTAACTTAAATGTTAGTAGCGGATCAAGCATTACTGGTCGTGGTGGTAATGGTGGCAAAGGAAGTAACTCTGAAGGATGGGCAGGAACTGGCTACGCAGGTAGTCCTGGTGGAACAGCTATTTACACTAGACACACACTCAACCTTACCAACAACAACCTTGTAGGTGGCGGTGGTGGCGGTGGTGGTGGCGGATCAGGCAGAGTAGTTTATCATGGTGCTGGTAACGGTGGTGGTGGTGCAGGTGGCTACCATAATGCAACAAACGCTAACCTACAAACCCCTCCAACTGGAACTGGAAGCACGGCTATACCTGCTGGATATGGCGGTATAGGTGCAGGAATAAATTGTGATAGATATTGTGCTCCAAGAGCTGGTGACGGAACATTAACAACAGGTGGTGCTTTTAGTTATGGCTCTACTGGTTCAGATAGACCAGGCGGTAACGGTGGTAATCTAGGTCTTCCTGGTGCTAACGGTTCTCAACAAGCTGGTTATACACTATACGTTGGTGGAGCAGCTGGTAACGCAATAGATGGCTCATCTTACACTAACATCATAACAGCAGGCACAATACTAGGAGGTCAAGTAAATTAATGTCTAACCAAAGAATCCAGTTTACTGAATGGCTACCAGATCAACCTGCTAATGCAGGCTCACTGAACGATGCTAAAAACGTATTCCCTGTAGCTATAGGATACGGTGCATTTCCTAGTGCAGAAGATTACTCTAACTCTGCTACTGAAAACCTTAATAGTGTCTTTGTTGCCAAGTATGGTGATAACGTACAAGTATTTGCAGGCAGTGCTACAAAGCTATTTGTTTTAGATAACACCACACTTAATTTAACTGATGCTTCTAAAGCTGGTGGTTATGGTGGTAACAGCACATGGAAATTTGAACAATTTGGTCAAGTGGTGCTTGCTACCAATAATTCAGAAATAATACAGGCATGGACTATTGGTGTATCCACAGTCTTTGCTGATGTTTCTGCAACAGCACCTGTAGCAAAAGATATAGCGATTGTTAGAGATTTTGTGTTTGCTGCTAACATTTCTACTGGCGATGAATTTGACAAAGTACAATGGTCGGATATTTCGGATGAAACCGATTGGGTGTCTGGTCCTACAAGTCAAAGTGATTACCAAATTATTCCTGATGGCGGAAACATTCAAGCAGTAACGGGTGGTGAGTTTGGTATTATATTCTTAGAAAAGACATTGGTACGTGCATCGTATGTCGGCTCTCCTTTATTCTTTCAGTTTGATACTATTTCTAGCGGATTAGGTTGTTTAGAGGGTAACTCGGTAGCACAGTATGGTAACTTGAGTTTCTTCTTATCTGATGATGGATTTTATAGTACCGACGGTCAAACAATCAATGGTATTGGTACAGAAAAAATAGACAGGTATTTCTTTGACCATGCAGACCTTACACAAATTAACACAATCAGTGCAGCAGTTGACCCTATTAAAAACTTAGTAGTATGGAACTACGCTAACGTAGAAGGTAGTAGAAGTATTCTTA